TTGCCGTGACCCGAAAATGCCGGCGCTCTCAAGCGTCATGCTCTGGCTGACAAAACACAATGATTTCTCGGAACAATACGCGAAGGCGACCGATGAACGTGCGGTTGGCATGTTTGAGGACATGTTCGATATTGCTGATGACGTAGTCGCCGATCCTGCCGAAGTTTCCAAGGCCAAGCTTCGTGTTGACACGCGCAAGTGGGCGCTGTCCCGCATGAACCCGAAAAAGTACGGCGACCGCGCGACCACAGTCCACGAAGACCCAAACGGCAACAACCCGTTCGCAAGCCTGATGGACGCGGTTACGTCTGGTGGGCGTCCGCGACCGGGTGGTGAATAAAAGTCCCAAACGCGGATTTAGCGCTTGCATCCTCGGTCCCGTTGCGGGATAAACCTTCGTGTCGACAATGGTTCGGACGGAGGAATGGTGATGGCGAATGATAGCGAGGCATCTAAATACGAAATAATAGATGCCGCTAAATCTTCACTGTCATGGCTAAAAACTTGGGCCATACACGCAGGGTCTTGCAAGAGTGAAAAGTTTTGCACCTGCGGATTAGCTGCCGTCAGGAGTGAGCTTGAGTTTGCGATTTCTTCTCTGGAACACGACGTATGACCGCGAAAAGCGCCATAGACTTTATGTGCCCAAAATGCGGAGCCGGGCCCGCAAAGGCTTGTCGAACAAGAACAGGGTTCGGCGCTAGGACACACTCTGGAAGGTTTAAGGCGGCGGGCCTTGTGGAGAATCACGATACTCGCGAACAGGCGCACAACGCGGTTCGTAGGCATGAAGCTATTGAAAGACAAAAGCGCCATCAAACGCCGCAATGGTACGTAAGAAAGTCCACATGACACCGCAACAATATCAATCCGCCCTAACCACCCTCGGCCTTACCACCGAACAGGCCGCCAGGTGGCTGGGCATCGGGCGCAGCACGGCCTTTCGGTACGCTGTGGACGGTGCGCCGGGGCCGGTTGCGAGGGCGCTGGGTATGGCTGTGGCGTGTGTGGGGGTAAATAGGCTGGGTAGGTCTGGCCTGGATCATGCGGATGGAGACTATGTCCGCCACTCCGACCTGACCGCCGCTTTGGGGTTGGGGGAATGAGCGCATTCTCATTTGGAGAAATCGCCGCAGAGGCGCGAGAACTTAACGACCCCCCACCCTCTCGGCCTAAAGCCTACACCCCCGCCCAGGTCATCGACCACTTCAAGGACCAGAAGTGGCGGCTGAACAACCTCTACTGGATCACGGACAAGGAGGGTAAGCGCGTAAAGTTCCAGATGACGTGGGCGCAGGCCCAGCTTCTGGATGAGATGCACTTCCTCAACGTGATCCTTAAGGCCCGCCAACTTGGGTTCACGACTTTCATCCAGATTTACATGCTGGATATGGCGGTGTTCTATCCGGACACACGCTGCGGGGTCATTGCCCACACCTTGCCCGATGCGGAGGCGATCTTCAGGGACAAGATCAAGTTTCCGTACGACAACCTGCCCGATGGCATCAAGAACACGACGCAGATCGTAAAGTCGAACACGTCCACGCTGGAACTGTCGAACAACAGCCTGATCCGCGTGGGGACGTCCCTGCGTTCCGGTACGCTGCAATACCTGCACGTCAGCGAGTTCGGGAAAATATGCGCCAAGTTCCCGGAGCGCGCGCGAGAGATCGTCACCGGTGCGCTCAATACCATTCAGGCAGGACAGGTGGCGTTCATCGAGTCCACTGCCGAGGGGCAGGAAGGCCGGTTCTACGACCTGTGCGAAGAGGCTCAGGCGAAACAGCGTCGGGGCGAGACACTGTCCGAGCTTGACTGGAAGTTTCACTTTTACCCGTGGTGGAAAGAGCCCGCCTATCGCCTCGACAGCCCCGTGACCGTCCCGCCGTCGCTGGAGCGGTATTTTACCGTTCTGCAAGACGAGGCCGGGATCACCCTCGATCCGTTCCAGAAGGCGTGGTACGTCAAGAAGGCGGAACTACAGGGCGAGGACATGAAGCGTGAGTATCCTGCGACCCCAAAGGAGGCTTTCGAGGCGGCTGTGGAGGGGGCTTACTATTCCTCTCAAATGGCCCTTGCAGAGCGCGAAGACCGCATCACCCGCGTCCCGTATGAATCAGCCCTCAAGGTCGAGACCTGGTGGGACCTTGGCATGAACGACGACATGTCGATCTGGTTTATCCAGCGACATCGCCGCGAGATCAGGGTGATCGATCACTACGCGAACAATGGCGAGGGTCTGGCGCATTACGCCAAGGTGGTTGCCGACAAGCCGTACGTGTACGAGCGCCACATCATGCCGCACGACGTGCAGGTTCGTGACCTGAGCGAGACGAACGGAAAATCCCGTAAGGAAGTCGCCGAGGGGCTGGGGATCAAGCCTATTCTTGTTGCGCCCAAGCTGGAGGTCAGCGACGGCATCGAGGCGGTGCGCAACCTGCTGGGCCGCTGCTGGTTCGATGAGCAGAAGTGCGCCAACGGAATCCGCAGCCTCAAGAACTACCGCAAGGAGTGGGACGACAATCGTGGCGTCTGGCGCGACCGTCCACGTCACGACGTGTTCTCGCACGACGCGGACTCGTTCAGGACCGGCGCTGTCGCCCCGGAGCCTGTGTCGTTTGGATCGGGGAAGATGGCGCTGCCGAGGATTGGTGCGGTATGATCTGGGATCGCTGGGAGCGCATGGTTCTGGCGTTCGGGCGGTCCAAGTGGTCAACCGTGCTGTTGCTGGCCTATAGCGTCGTCTGGCTCGGCTGGTGCTGGTGGGCGAAAGAGGTCCCAGGTTTCGACGGGATCATAACGATCATCCTTGGCGAGATCGCACTGGCTACCCTCAGGAGGAAGTGATGGACGTCCAAATCCGAAACTGTCGCCGAAAGGTTCGCTACACGACCGAAGCGAAGGCACGGATATGGGGAAGTCATCTCGCGCCGCCCGGTGCTGTCTTGTTCCCGTATCAGTGCCCGCATTGCTCGGGTTGGCACGTCACGCGCTCGCCTCATCCAGACCGCGCCCCTATCACTTCGACATCATCTGGTATATTCGCCTGATCGTGCTATAGACGGAAAAGCATAGGGGTTATTTTCGATGGCTGGCGGTCTGATCTATCTTCCCATTCCGGGCGACACTCTGGGGAACGAATCCCCGGTCAGCGCTACGAACCCGCTGCCAACTACGTCCACGGCGGCTCCGTCGTCTGCCGCTGCGTCTGCTGTGAGTTCGGCCCAGACCGCCGTCGCAGCCGGGTCTCTGATCGCCAAGGCCAGCGCCGGTAACCTGTATGGCGTCAACGCTACGTCTGGCGCATCGGCGGGTTATCTGCTGATCTATGATTCGGCCACCGTTCCCGCTGACGGCACGACAACTCCAAAGAAAACCTACGTCATGGCGGCGAACTCCACGATTGCCTTTGACTTCGACATGCCTGTGCGCATGGCCAGCGGGATTGTTCTGGTCTTCTCGACCACAGGACCCTTCGCCAAAGCCATCAGCGCCACCGCATTTCTTGCGGCGGACTTTGTCTGATGGGGGGCGTCTATTCGGGGCAGATTCCCGCCCCCGCAACCGCTGCGCCGCCCGCTGTTGCTGACGGCAGTGTCGAAGGCGCACTGCCGCGTTACGCCCGTGAGGACCACACGCACGCAGGCAAGGCGCGCAAACAGATCAGGACGCAAGGAACCGCCGCTGCGACCTATACGTGGGTCTATCCGACCCCGTTCGATGCGGGCGTGACCCCTATCGTTTCCGCCATCGTCCAGGTGTCCAGTGGGACGACCGACCTTTTCAACGTCCAGATCATGGGTGTTCCGACCAATACTCAGTGCACGTTCCAGATCAACCGCGTATCTGCTGGCCTTCTGGCGCTTCTGCTGGGGGCGCTGTCCCTTAACTCGACGCCGGTGATCAGCACGCTTCACATGATCGCGCTGGAGCCTTGATGGCCAAGACCCCCGTCAAAACGGACGCTGACAGCCAGCTTCTCGCTACATTGGCGAACGAAAGGGCGAACTCGCTCGGGTTCGACCAGGACGCCACCCTGACCAAGGCGCGCGAGAAGGCCCTGAACTATTACAAGGGCAAGATGGATGACGTGTCGCACCTTGAGGGGCGCTCGTCTGCCGTCAGTACTGACGTATCTGACGCCATCGAGACGATCCTGCCTGATCTGGTCGAAATCTTCACCGCCGAGGACGTGGCCGCGTTCATGCCGCGCGGTGAAGAGGACGAGGACGCGGCTGAGCAGGAAACCGACTACATCAACCACGTTTTCTTCAACGAAAACGATGGTTTCATGATCCTCTATACCGCGATCAAGGACGCCCTGCTGACGAAGACGGGTATCTTCAAGTGGTGGTCGGAGGAGGTTGATGAGTCAGAGGATTTCACCGGCAAGGCCGAGGAAGAGGCCGTTGCGGCGCTGGAAGCCAATCCAGACGGGTTGACCGACCAGAAGCGAGCCGAGGACGGCACATGGTCGTTCACGATCCGCAAGAAGGGGAAGCGCGCTCGCGTGGCCGCCGTCGCTCCCGAAGACTTCACCGTCAGTCGGGACACGATCTCGCTGCGGGACACGCCATATTGCGCGCACCGAGCCCGTAAGCGTGTGTATGAACTGCTGGCTGAGGGATACCCTCGCGCCAAGATCGAGAAGTTTCAGTCGTACGGGCTGCAAGACGGTGAAATCGAGCGTGCACGGGATACCGCAGGCGAAGACGATGAGGGAACGGGCGGAACGGGGGATCGTCGCCTGGTTGAGGTTGTCGAGCACTACCTGAAGACCGAAAAGGGCTACACGCGAGCCCTGACCGATGCGTCTGAGTCGGTGCTGCTGGAACGCGAAGAGGTCAAATCCAACCGTTTTTCGGCGATTACGCCCTACATCACGACGCACCGGTTTTACGGGGAGTCGGTGGCGGATCGGTTGCTGGAAATCCAGAAAATCCGCACGGCCATTACCCGAATGGCGCTTGACGCCGGGTATTTCGCCCTTAATGGCCGTTCGTACATCGATATGACCAAGGTCAACGAGTGGACGATCCCCGACTACCTGAACAACGCGCCTAACATGCCGATCCGGGGGAACGGACCTGACGCGGTGACCCCGTTGGCGTCTGCCGGTCTGGGTTTCGACCCGTTCGGTGCGTTGGAATACTTCTCGACGCAGGCCGAACAGCGCACCGGGATCGTTCGTAATGCGCAGGGCTTGAACCCCGACACGCTGCACGACACCGCCAAGGGTGCGCTGGCGATGATGGACACTGCGCAGAAGCGCATCCGTCTGATCGCCCGTATTCTGGCCGAGACTGGCGTCAAGGACATGTTCCTTGGCCTGCACGCTCTGATTCGTGAGAACTCGTCTGCCCCGTCCATGGCGCGACTGCGGAACAAGTGGGTGAAAATCGACCCGACCTCGTGGGGTAGCCGGTCGGACATGACGATTGAGATCGGCGTTGGTGCTTCCGGTAAGGAGGCGCAGATGCTCATGCTGCAACAAGGCCTACAGGTTCAGCAGACCATCGTTGCGGCACAAGGCGGCGCAAGTGGCCCGCTGGTCAAGCCCGCCAATGTCTACAATCTGACCAAAAAGTTTTTTGAAAAGGGCCTCGGGTTCAAGAATGCGGACCTGTACCTGACCGATCCGAACGCGCCTCCGAAGCCCACTGATCCGCCGCCTGAACCGCCCGCACCCGATCCCAAGTTGGTCGAGGCCGAGGGCAAGATGGCTATGGCGCAGGCCGAGCTTGAGGGGCGTCAGGCGCTCGCTGCGCAGGAGCTTGAGGGCAAGATGATGCTCGCTCAGGCCGATCAGCAGATGCGTGCGCAGGAGATGGCCGCGCGGCTTGATATGGAGCGCGAGAAGAATCTGGCGAAGGCCGAGGATGACCGGGCTGCGGCTGAGCTGAACGCGCAACTGAAGCGC